CATATACAATAAGGGTACAGTATGATATTTGTACTATTGTGAGTGACGGAGTAAATTGGAATTTAATATGAGCATGATATTTAATATAATTAGAAAGGCGGGTACTTTAATAGGTAAACGTAAATCATTAAATTTTATTGAGGGTAGTAATGTTACTTTAACTGTTGCTGACGATTCAGCTAATGATAGAGTAAATATTACTATTGCATCTAGCGGTGGCGGTGGTGGAGTTACTTCGGTTAGTGGAACAAGTCCAATAGCATCAACGGGTGGAGCAACTCCAGACATATCAATAGCGGATGCGATTGCTGATGGGGCAACTAAGGGAGCGGCATCATTTAACGCTTCAGATTTTAATTCTGCAAGTGGAGTTATTGCTATTGATTATACCAATGGACAAGCATCATCATTATCAAATAAAGGATTTTTGACAAGTGCAGACTTTACAATTTTTAATGGCAAACAAGCTGCCTTATCAAGTGGCGTTAACATAAAAACTGTTCAATCTACTTCCATAGTAGGTAGTGGTGACGTTACAATTACAGATGCTAATTTATCTACGAGTGACATTACTACTAACGATGTTAGCACAAGTAAACATGGATTTGTTCCTAAAGCACCTAATGATACTACTAAGTTTTTGAGAGGCGATGGAACTTGGGCAGTAGTAAATAATAATGGAGGTTGGACAATAATTGTAAAGAGTGCTAACCAAGATGTGACGAATAACGCAACTTTACAAGACGATACCGATTTACAATTTTCGGTAGTGGCGGGTGGACATTATATGATTGAAATGGATATTGTAATTTCAGCAAATAATACAACGGGCGATTATAAAAATGCGTTTTTCGTTAGTGCGGGAACAATGTTAGGAAAAGGATATATGATAGGACCAACGGCAACGGGTGCAGCACAAGTAAATGAATATGCATCAAACGCAGCAGCTACATCATCAGCTTTAGCATTAGGCTCACCTTTAGCTAATTTAGATTATTTAGTAAGCACAAAAATTATATACTCTTTTCAGGCGTCTGCAAATGCTACCTTATCATATCAATTTGCAAATAATACAGCAGCAGCGGGAAGAACGTCAAGAACTTGGAAAGGTTCAATTTTGAAATATAAAAGAATAGATTAATATGGGATTAGAAATTAGCAAAGGTTTGCCAACGCAAATCACAAATGAGGATGGCACAATTACTACGGTGGATGCAAAAGTAATTTACATCAAAGGAACGGATATTGAGTTGAAATCTGTCTATGGTCGAGCATCATTAATTTGCTCACAAGATGGGTTCACAATATCGGTAAGCGTTAAGACGTATATGGATTATTACGCCTATAAAAATGCAAGTGAGTTAACTACTGACATTAGTCAATTATCATTTGATTTTGTTATTTTGGAAACGGAAACGCAATCCATTCAAGTTGGATTAGAATATGCGAAAAATAGATTTATCGAAATGGGTTATAACTGTGAAATAAATTAAATATGGCAAAGACAATAATAATAGATACAGAGGTTAAAGGTGTTGACCAAGCATTACAGGATATTGACAAAATTGATAATGCTGTCGATGGGGTTAATCAAAAAAATATTTCGCCTAAGTTTGATAGCGCTAAGACTGAAAAAAGTTTAGAGAACTTACAAAAGAAGGGTGAACAGATTGAGAAGGTAGGACAAGGTATAGCGGGAGGCTTCGCATTAGCTACTGGTGTAGTAGGTTCGTTTGGCTCTGAGTTAGGATATAGTACAGAAGAGATAGAAAATGCACAGGCTAAGGCTAGTTCTTTTATCGGAATACTTGTATCTATTAAACCAGTAGTAGAGGGTGTTGGTTCAGGATTTAAGTTATTAGGTTCTATTTTAAAAACTAATCCATTAATATTATTAGCTACAATTATAGGTGGTATCATTGTATCGTTCTTAGATATGGGAGCGATAGTAGATGGGATTAAAAAAGGGTTTAAGGTTTTTGGAGATGCTGTTTCTGCTACTTTCGATTTCATTGTCGATGCTGCTATGTTTGCTATTGATATGTATACTCAGTTTTTAGATATTGTTACTTTTGGATTATTTGATATTAATAGTTCTTATAAAGGATATGTAAAATCTGTTGAGAACGCAAGTGCAGCGGAAAAGAAAAGAGAGGAAAATGCAATAAAGGAAAGGGCTTTAATTGTTCAAAATATACTTGAATTAAAAAAGAAAATAAAGATATTAGATGAGGAAATAAAAATAATAGAGAAAACTAAAGCAGCGGTAACAGCTAGATATGACCAAGAGATAAGATTGGCACAAGCATCGGGTAAAGAAACCTATGCTATTGAGAAGCAAAAACTAGCAGACCTTATTACTTTTACTGAAAAAGAAATACAGTTAAAATTAAAAAAATATCTATTTGAAAAACAACTTCAAGGAGAGGAAAGTAAATTTACTAAAAGTTTGTTTGGAGAAAATATGGCTTTTGTTCTAGCGGATCAACAGGCTAACATTAAAGCAAATAATGTAAAAGTGAGAGAACTTGCCGAGTTAAGAAAGCAAGTTAATGGATTTAAAGATGACGATGCTGTACTAGATGCAACTAGAAATAAAGAAAATTATGATAAATGGAAAACTTTAGAGGAGGAAAAAACAGCTAAAGCAAAAGAAGAGGCTGAAAAAAGGAAAGCGTGGGAAGACCAAGTTAATAGTGAGTTAAAAGTAATTGAAAGTAAAAAGTCAGATAATTATTTAGTAGGTCAACAAAGCGTAGCCGATGCTACTAAAAATGTATGGGCTTCTATGTATGGTGAAGTAGCTAGGACAGGTAATGAAACAGCCACAAAAGATTTAGCTAATCAAAAGGAAGTTAATAATGCTAAGGTTCAAATGCTATCGGATACATTAGGCACTCTCTCATCACTAACTGAATTATTTGGTAAAAAAAGTGAGGCTAGTGCTAAAAAAGCATTTCAGGTAAACAAAGCTATAAGTATAGCGGATGCAATTATTAAAACATATCAAGGTGCTAATGCAATATTTGCTACTGCTGCTGCTAATCCTAAATCTGTTTTATTTCCTGCTCAACCTTTTATAGCGGCAGGTTTAGCTATTGCGGGTGGTTTCGCAAACGTGGCTAAAATTTCAGCAACTCAATTTGGTGGCGGTGCTTCTGCTTCAGGAGGTGGTGGTGGAGATAGTGGCTTCGGTTCTGGGCCATCATTACCAACCGTAGATACTTCATCTACTCCATTTCAATTTCCAACAGTAGGTGAAAATAACCCACAATCTAACCAACAAACATTTGTATCCGTTACTGAAATAAATAACGTTAACAATAGGGTGCAGGTGGCTGAGGCTAACGCAACCTTTGGTTAAATCGGTTTAGTTTTCAAAATAAACGATTTAAAGTAAAAATACATATAAAGGTATGGATAAGGACACTTTGCCAACCTATGAGCTTGTTTTGAATAAATCGGAACATGGCACTCAATTCATAAGTTTAGTTGACGAACCTGCAATTCAACTTAACTGGTTTGCATTTAACAAGCATTTTAGTTTAGCCGAAATAACTGAGCAAAAGAAAATAGCGGGAGCGTTCTTAATTCCTGAGCAAAAGATTTACCGTAAAGATGAAAATGGCGAATACTATATTAAATTCTCAAAAGAAACGATTCAGGAAATAGCAGACAAGTTTAATAGCGAACAAAGAGGTAGGTCTATTAATTTAATGCACCAAGACGGTAGCACCTTATCGGTTGCTTTCGTTTCTGAAAATTGGGTAACTGCTTTAGAGAATGATAAGAGCAAAAACTTTGGATTTGATTTGCCTGAGGGTACTTGGTTCGGTGTTGTGAAAATAGAGGATGAGGACTTTTGGCAATCGGAAATAAAAACACAAAAGTTAAGAGGCTTCTCTATTGAGGGTTTCTTTGATATGAAAAAATTAAAAATGAATAATATGGAGTACGGAAAATTTAAACTAGAAAAAGAAGCCACTCTCGAAGATGGCACAGTAATTTATACAACAGCATCTGACTTTGAAGTTGGCGCACCTGTATTTATGGTAGATGAAAACGGTCAGCAATTTGCTGCTAAGGATGGCGATTATGTGCTAACTGGTGTAGGTGTAATTACTGTTAAAGACGGATTAATTACAGAAGCGGTTAAGGAAGAGGTTGCAGAAGTAGAGCCAACTCCTGAGGTAGAAGCAGAGGTTACTAAGGTAGTAGAGCCAAACGCTCCTGTTAAAGCAGAGGTTACTCCTATGGATATTGAATCTATTAAGGCAATGTTACAACCAGTAATAGACGAAATGAACGCTAGAGTATCTGCATTGGAACAAAGATTTAATGAAATTGAGGCGGGAACTGGTGAAGCTATTAACGAACTTAAAAACGATAAAGAAACTTTAAGAACTGAGTTATCTGCAATGAAGGATAGTATTCCTACTAATTCAATATCTAAACCTGAAAACAATAGAGTAAGATTATCTACTGAGCCTCCTGTAAAATTAACTAGTGAGGAACTATTACAAAAGGTTATCGCACTTAGCAAAATAAACGAAAAAGCAATTTAATACATTTAATTCAAATACTAAAAAATTATGCCTACAATTACTGACAGTACGTCTACATGGGACGGGATACAAGCGCAAGAGTTCTACTCTGCAATTTTGTTACAAGGAAATTCTAAGTCAAAAGCTAGAAAACTTGTAAACGTTAAATCAAAAATGAACATTCCTTCTATGTCTGTGGCAAACTTGCTACAAGCAGGGGCGTGTGATTATAGCTCTCAGGGTACAGTTACGATCACTGAGAAGTCAATCGAAACTTGTGATTTAATGGTTAACAAAACTATCTGTAAAAAAGATTTTTATAATATGTGGTTGTCTGAGCAAATGGGTGCAGGTGACATGAAAGAAAAAATTCCTGCTACTTTTCAAGAGTATGTATTATTCAAAATGAAAGAATTTTTGAATTTAGAAATTGAAGAGGGTGTATGGCAATGGGATACTGCTGCTTCTCCAGTTGACTTATGCGATGGTTGGTTAAAAGGATTCTTAGCTGATGCTACTGTAATTGATGTTGTAGGAACTACTTTAAGTGCTTCTAACATTATCACAGAATTACAAAAAGTTTATGATGCTATTCCTAATACCATCATTGACGATGAGAGAAC